GTTCAGGCACATATGATGTTAGTGTGTCTATGTGGATGAAGGCACTTGATACACAAACAAATAGATTCGCACTATTAAATGGTTCTGGTGCTCCTGTAGCAAACACATATAGTTTTGTTCCTAAGATTGAAAATCCTGACGGAGGAATTATTAGTTACACATGGACCAATGTTACCATTAGTGGTAATTGGAATTTTGTTCTCTCTAATAGCAATGGTGATGCAAGAACTATGCAATATGCTAAACCACAGTTGACATTGAAACCTTCAGTTGGTAGATATGTAAAAGCAAATACGGGTGTTATTGCACCACCAACCACAGTCAAGAACCTCTCAAGTAGTTCTTACCCTGGCACAATCAACGGACCTACATTTAATAGTGATGGATACTTTGAGCTTGATGGAACAGATGATTCCATTACTGTTGATGCGGTATTAATACAAGGAACTGAACTCTCTATGGAAGCTTGGTTCAATACAAATACTTTAACAAGCACACAATACATAGTTGATCAAACAGTTCCCGATGGTCAACAAACTGGAGCTATGATAAGAGTATTATCTAATGGAGAAAGGTTATCATCATTCTTCTATTATGATGCTGGTTTTGGTCTTAGTGTTGAGAGTACAGCGATATCAGCTAATACTTGGCATCATGTTGTAGTAACAATTTCTGCTTCAAGTAATGAACTTAGAATGTATATAGATGGTGCTATAGAAGATGAAAAGACATCAGCAACATTTTCAACTATAAGGACACCACCAGCTGGTAGTACATTTGCTATTGGTTCTGAGTATGATTTAAGTGGAGAATTTTTTGATGGTGAAATAGGTGAGGTTCGTATCTATCAAACATCTCTAAGTGCCGATGAAGTATCCCAGAACTTCAATGCCACCCGTGGTAAGTATGGTGTGTGATAAATAGATAGAGCAAAGAATATCTGTTTAGAGGCGCTAAGTAATGGCAAGGAAATCCATTAAAACTAATTACTATCTCTTTGATGCTTCCGAAAGAGAGGTTATCATTCCTGGTGGTATCCAAAGAGAGCAGTTAGTTCTTATTACTAACGTTACTGATAATAAGGTAATCTATAACTTCTCGGATCCCGAACTTACTGCTACTGAATACCACATCTCTACTGATATTCGTAACGTTGTTACCACAAGAGTTGTTCTGTCATATGACACCACGTCTATGTCAGACACAGACAAGTTACAGATTGTCTATGATGACTTTGAGGAGACTGTTAAACCAGCAGAAACATATCAAGATGCTGTAAACAAGTCTAGGGTATCACAACCACAGTCACAAATTGATACCGACTTTGAATATGGTACACAGAGTACCAAGTGGGAATCGTTGACAATGATCAACAACAACCCATTTGCTTATAAGAGTGAGGAAATTCTTGCTGTAACTCAGATGGAAGCATTTGAAGATAGTAAGACGGTTAGAGTTTCTGTTAACACTGGAATAAGTGCTCTACCAACTGAAGGAACTGCTGTCTTTATCCAAGATACTATTCACGATGGTGCTAATGGAGTATTCATTATTGATAGAGTTTTCGTAGCACAAAATCAATTTACTTATACTGCAAAATATCCTTGGTCTTCTGCTGATAGTGACATCGATATTGATTCTAGAACTGCTGTATATAATGGCATTCATTATACTGGTTCCAGAATTGGAGGTTCTATTTCTCTAATTGCTCCTGGTGATGGATCAGTTGAAGTTACTTGCTCTAACTCACATGGTTTAGAGATTGGAAATGAAATTGCTATTGCAGGATCTTCTGGAACAAACGTTAATGGTTCTTGGGTTGTTGCTACAGTAACATCTCCAACAGTCTTTAAGTATTATCCAGACGCAGCACCAACTGGATCTGTTGCATCAGGTACTATTAAACTATATCCTAGACCACAAGGCACCTCAATTCACAGAGCATTTGATGGTGGTGTTAAGTTCTCAACTAATTCTCCTTCTAAGAATCAACAGGCAGTCAGACAGACAAAAAGATACTTCCGCTATCAGTCTGGTAAAGGTATATCATTCTCTACTGGTTCTATCCTTGCTCCTGCAATCGAAAACATTGATGAGATTACATCTAATGGTACTACTGTAACTGTTGTCTGTACAGTAGCACATAATGTTACTAGAGATACAGAGGTTGATGTACGTGGAATCAATGACAACGTTTATAACGGAACGTTCCAAGTTTCTAATGTCATTGATGCTTACACATTCCAATATATAACTAGTGCTACTCCTTCTGAATCCACTGCTGCAGGTGAGTATAATGTAACGCCCATTAATGCTAATGGTGTTAACCTTGAAATCGGAATGATGGATCAACAGAATGGTATCTTTTTCCGTCATGCTAATGGTATAACCAGTCTTGTTCGTAGATCATCTACGTATCAGTTGTCTGGTAAAGCGACAGTAACAAACGGAAACTCTTTGGTCTCTAGTTACACTGGTCCTAACCAGCAGGGTACAAAATTTGCCAAACAATTGGAAGTAGGTGACTATGTTGTTTTGCGTGGATCGTCTTACAGGGTTGATGGTATCATCTCTGACACTCAAATGATTATATTCCCTGACTATCGTGGACCTTCTGCTATCAATGTTCCTATTACAAAAACTGTAGAACTTGAATGGCGACAGGAAGAATGGAACATCGACCGTTGTGATGGCACTGGTAAAACAGGTTACAACTTAGACGTTACTAAGATGCAGATGTTTTACATGGATTATTCCTGGTATGGTGCTGGTTTCATCCGTTGGGGTTTCCGTGCTACCGATGGTGACGTAATCTATGCACATAAAATTCCTAACAACAACTTCAATACTGAAGCTTACATGAGATCTGGTAACCTACCATCTCGTTATGAGGTTAATACTATTTGTCCTAGGACATCAGCAACCAAATCATTTAGTAATTCTGATTCAACAATCTTTGTTTCTGATACTCCAGATAGTTTTCCTGCTACGGGAACATTAAGAATTAGACAAACAACTGCAGCAACTTCTGCTAATCAGGAATATGTAAATTATACTGGAACTACTAAGTTCAAACAAGATGTTCTTGAAGTTGATTCTGGAAACGATAGTATTACAGTTTCTAATACTGCTGGATTGCAGAGTGGTGGTGTTCAGACAATTACATTTGACAGACCATTCTCTAATGTTGTTTCAAGAAAAACTTACTACGTTGCATCAGTAATTAGTGTAACCGCATTTACAATTACCGATACTCCTGGAGCATCCGTTCCAATTGGACTTGTGTCGCAATCTGGATCTTTACTGTCTCCATTGAGTGTTGCTTCGTCTGGTGCATTTACTGGAGTTACAAGAGAAAAAGCAGGATCTACTGGAGTTTCTCTCACTATTGCTGATGGATCTTCTGTTGGAACGGTGAGTTCTTCTACAGGTATTCAGAAAGGACAGAGAGTAGTAGCTGCTGGAATTCCAGATGATGCTTTCGTTCATGATATCTCTGGTTCTCAGGTTACCTTGAGTAAATCTGTTACTTCTTCTAATCCAACAGGTGTTACATTTGCTCCTATGGGCGATGGTGCTCCAATTCCATTTACATATTCAGAATCTCAACCAATTTCACTTGAATTAATTGCTGCTACATCTGTTCCACAGATTAGCCACTGGGGTTCATCTGTTATTATGGATGGTAGATTGGATGATGATAGAGCATATATCTATTCTGTTGGAACTCGAACTGGAAGAAGTGTTAGTTCTGGTGCAACTAAAGCAATTTTGGCTTTGCGTGTATCACCAACTGTTGATAATGGTATCACTGGAACTCAACTTGGTGATAGAGAACTAATCAATAGAATGCAGTTGGTTATGCAAGACTGTCAAATTGTTGCTAACGGTGTTTTCTTTGTGGAACTAGTCCTTAATCCTAGTGTTACAATCCAAGCAGAATGGGAATCAGTTGGTGGTACATCTTTAGCACAGTATGCTGTTTTAAACAACAACTGTGAACTAGTTGGTGGTGAGGTTGTTTATGCTTTCTATGCTGGTGATGCTGGTGGTTTTGGTGCTGGTGCATCTACCGTTCCACTAGATGACGTTAAGGAACTTTCTAATTCTGTCCTTGGTGGTGGTGGAGAAAACTTGGTTGTTGCATCTGGTGCTAATCCAACTGGTATTTTCCCAGATGGTCCTGAAGTTCTTGCTGTACGTGTTACTAACATCGCTGGTGGTTTTGGTAGTGGTGCAAGATCTGCTGACTTTAAGTTCTCTTGGACAGAGGCACAAGCATAAATACTTGAGCCTTACTCTTTACTCATGGAATCAAATCCAAAGAAAGAGGAAGCCAAAAAGGAAAACAAATTTGAGTGGGCGGATGAGGGTGTATCAACTCTCGTCCGAGTTATTATTCTTGGATGGTCAGCAGCAATTCTGACCCTTAATTATGTAACTGTTCCTGGTATTCCTCAGAAAAACATCGATCCAACTTTTATCGCCAGCGTCTTCACGGGAACGCTAGCTACTTTTGGTGTCCTTCCCTCTAGGAAGAAGGACGAACAAAAACAAGCACCTACATTGGAGAAGAAAGATGCAAAAATTGATTAATGGTGTAGCGTTGTTATCTGGTTTAGTTTCTTTAGCTGTCTTAGGGGGTGGTGCTTATCTTTACGTTCAAAAGGATACATTAATCGAGCAATCAAGGGAGAGAGTAACTGCTGCTATCACTGAAGCAATTACAGAAGCACTACCATCACTGGTAGATGCTGCTATTCCAGTAGTCCCTGAGATGACTGGTCCTGCTGTGCCTAGTCCCACTATGCCATTCTAACCATGAATAAACTTAAGATCGTCGCCGCTTCAGTTGGTGGAGTATTTGTTGTAGCACACATAGGTCTGCTTGGATATGTTTTCAGGCAACAACCTGAACCTGTGATTGAACCTCCCACATTTAACATCCCCCGTGGTCCTTATTCTTCTTATAGGATTAAGGCAGGTAAGGATGGTTATGAGATTGAATTCCGTGCTGACGATCCTAAGGTTTTAGAATCACAAAGATCTTTATCTTCTGATGTTACCAAGAAAGGATTCTTTGGTGGTGGCACAGAAAGTCGCCGTGAATGGCGTACAGATCAGTTCACCCGTGAGGGAACTAGGAACCTAGGAGGTGCAACTGACGAGCAGGGAAAGTCTGCAAAAGAAGTAGAGTGTTTGATCGCGGACGCTGGAGCACGATCACAAGGTGCGATGGCAGGAACTAGCATAGCTGCTGGTCTCGCCGTTCCAGCGGTCGCTAGCATCCCTTACGTGGGGTGGTTAGCAGGTGGTTGGGCTTTGCTTCTAGGACAGAAGGCAGGGTCAACACTTGGTTCACAAGTGGGAAGCGTATTTAATGATTGCTAATGGATATACCTATTATTACAGGTGGCGATATTAGTATTAATGATATTGAAATTAATACTATACGCACCTATGACTTCAATAACACTTCAACTTCTTTACCAATAGCAGCTCCAGTAGTTGTAAACATTGGTGTTCCTGTGGTTAATATACCAGGATGTGTTGAGGCGACTGAAACTAATACTGCCAAAAATAATCAATTAAGAGAGGATGATTCCAATGGTTTGGTTACGTATTGCGATTCTGGGGTTCCCAATTTTAATCCTATTTCTTTTGAACCAAACCAGATGATACTGACTGGTCCTCCTGTTGTTGGCGGAACCAATTCTCCTGACTCACCTGAAGTGCCACCAGCACCAGAGGTGACACCACCACCTATTGCTAGTGCTGTCGTAGAATGTCCGACACCAGCACAGGAAGCAAAGGAACCTGTTGGTACATTCGTAGAAGGATATAGAAAGAAAGTTATTGAATACAAACTAGCTGGTAATGAATGTATTCAGATTAC